CCAATAGCGATTGACAACCATATTGAATAATATAAATATCTCATCATTCCTCCTTATCAGTTTGGCAAACTACACATTTACCTTCAACTAAATCACTTTCACAACTAGAGCATATCTCATAACTATATTTTACAGGATATCTTGTTGTGCCATATTCTGCACTATCAGGTATTTTTTTCCACCACTCTTTTACATTTAAGTTAGGATTATGATACATATCTCTTGCCATTACCATATATCCTCATATTTTCCTGCAGTTTCTTCATATTTAAATTGACCGCCAGGATGATAGTGTTTTCTTTTTTCTTCGTTCTTAAATACTACTACGGTTACAACAATTGCCATAATTAAAATAAAGTGAGCAACTACTGTATAACCAAAGACTACAAAAGATCCAAAATATAATGAAAATGCAATACACCACATCCATGCTAGTAATTGTATTGCTAAATGTCTTACTTGTAAATCAGGAATGTGTCTCAATGGATTCTTATCCATGTTCATAACACCCTCCCAACTATCGTGAATAAATCTTATCATGTTATACTCCCTATAAACCATTCTGGTGTTTGTCTATTAGTCCACTTAGCAAAGTATGCCTTTGCCTCATTATAATAATTTTTGTATGATTGTATAGAATCACCAGGCACTATACATTGTGGAAAATGCGACATAGCAGGTGGTGGTTCTTGCCAACCTTTATCTTCTAAATTAACTGGTGGTTGTTTTAAAAGTTCTTTGAGCAGTTCAATTGTACTGTGGTCTTTTCCATATCTGTAAGTATATTCTCGTCCAAGCTCCCTGAACAAGTTGTACAACCAGTTGTAGTGTTGAGTAGAAGAACGAGCCCAAACAGCACTAGGATGGTGGTAATGCACCGCCTTATAGATAGTTGCTTCTTCATTTGGGTTAGGTAATCTATACCTTTGTACCTTTCTACCTGTTTTAGATAGTGCTTGATATTTAACACCATCTATCATTCTTTTTGCTGTTGACAATAGTTGAGCATATTCTACTATCATCTTAACCACATGCTTATCAACATGAAGTTCAGCACACACTTTCGGATCATTATGTAAATAAAATATATTCATAATATTATTATATCAGTTTAATTCTTTTTTGTCAACCCTCCTGATACTTCTCATAAGTTCTTGTAGTTTATCCATCCATATTCTTTTGAAATCTGGATCAGTAGCACCTTGATACATCTTGTATAAGTTTGCTGCTCGATGCCAAAACAAGTCCATTCTATAACTCATATACACCTCTCAAATTATATTTAATTATTTCTTTTACTAACTCTGTATATGTGGGTTTACTAGCATATTTTGAGAGATAGTCTGCAAGAACTAGAGCGTCATCAACACCTCTATCTCTTGCGGCTCTTAACTCTTTAAATGCCGATACATTATTTAGTATATGTAAATAGTCTATAACACTCTCACATTTACTACTATACATTTTTACACCCCACCCAGGCCATTTAGTCCAAGGTATGGGTAGTAAATATGGTTCTTCTTTATCCCATGTTCGAATACCAAAAAGATTATTACCTTCATTTGCAAATCTTGATTTACCCCAACCAGTCTCTATGACTGCCTGAGCAATTATTAGTTCATTAGGTATATGATATTCTGGTTGTATATATCCATACAAATAATTAATACAACTATTTAAAGATTTTACAAACTTTTCGTTTGATGTTGTATCAACTTCTGGCAAGTTATATTCTTTTTCAACTGTTTTATGCACAGCATATTTTAGTTCTATTTCTCTGTAAGGAACTACAACTGCTTGTTTCCAGTCTTTCTCAATCTCTCTTAAATCACCTCTTAAACTTTCATCAAAAACAGGTGTTTCAATCTCATCATAAAAATCAGGACATCCGTCATCTGTACAGTTGTATTTTTCGTTATACTTACTAATCCCAAAAGCGATTAGAGCAATCATTAAAGTTATTTTAAACATTGATAAGTTTCTTTAACTCCTTTTTAGTCGCATACGGTTTATATAAACTACATTTGAACCATCTAAATTTTGGTGTTGGTGTAGCAGGACCTTCCATTGCAAGTTCATTTTTTGCTTCTGCATAAATGACCTTTTTCATAAACAAAGAAAGAGCTGCGTCATACTCTTTACAAGGTTTATAACTTGTTCTATCTCGTTTAGGCGTTTCATAAACACCTTTACGATTTTCTATGATAGCCTTGATAATCTTTTTTTCGTATCTATCAAATTTCATAATTAAGATATCCTTTCATATTTAACTTCTTCAAGACCACAAGGTCCACCAACAAGTAGTTCTTCACCGACTTGTAACATAGCAAAATCTTTTTCCCACTCGTCTCCCATGTAGGCGTCTAGACCCCATGTGCTAAGTTCTTTTAGTGAATGAATTGCTGTTGAACCATCGTTGTCGCCATATCCAGACAACCAGGTAACTTTAAATTTTTTGTTCATTTTTTGATATCTCGTTTCTTTTATTTATCTAGTTCTTCTAAACCTTCTAGTGCAAAGTCAGACCAAATACCGTTTTCTTCTGTTTTCATAATATATCCTTTCGATTATGATTATATAATACACTATATTGAGATATAAATCAAGCACTTTCTGGTATAAAAAACCCTTGTTTTCTGCGTTTTTTAGGAATAATTTGCATAAAAAAACCCTTGAAAATCAACGATTTAAGAGTGTCTTAAACTGTTGAAAAACAAGGGTTTTTGATAGGGGGTCCTAGGTATATTACAGAAATAACCCCTATGTTTTACTCTTTTTTCATAAAATCATCATTCCAATTGAATGCTTCTTTTACTAGGTTAGCAGTAAATCCTTTATATTTGTTATTAACTTTTTTATTCACAACTGTTACCAAGAAGTCGGCTTCATCGCCAGATAATCCTTCTAACATTTGTATAAACAAAGTTTCTCTTTTATTTTGTGTTAAAGTATTATCGCCACCTTTTGTAAACAGATATAATCTTTTTGCTTCTTGTTGCAGTAGTGTATGTTCTGTTCCTATTGGGGCATCATTTCTATTATATGGTATGTCATCACCTTTTGGTAATAACCACTCTATCTTTGGATCAAAAGCACCTTTTAAAACTTGTCTCAAAGCCACAGAATCATGATCTTTTAATACTTTAAGTTTTCTAGGTTTATCTTTTGCATTATTTACTTTTGTAGCAATCTCATTCATTAGAGGTGGTACAGCTCTGCCTGTATCTGCTAGTGCTTGCATTCCTCTTTTAGTTGATAGTGCTGGATGAGATGGTGTGTTCATATTCATACCACCTTCTTGACTGGCGATTGAGCCGTCAGGATTTCTTCTTATAATAACCATTTGTTTCTCCTTAACAGTTCTTTCGAAGTCTAAAATTCATCAATGACTTCGATTAAAGTTTTAAGTTTTTTGTTTATAAAATAGCCTAGTATTTTATCTCTAGTTGCCACTTTAACATCATTAAACTCATTATTAATTTTATCCTCAATCTTTTGAGGTATACAATTTAAATCAATTAGTTTTCGATTTCTATTGTAATTTTTGTTTTCTTCTTCGGTAAAATGAGTATAAAAAAATATATCATTCACCCAATTATTTAGTTTCTTTTTACTCAGAGGTTTTTGTCGTCTGCCTTCTACAAAGACATTATCATCTGAAAGTATATTTGGTATACCATCACTTCGATCACCTTTGAGTATATGTTCAATTAAATACTCAGCAGGGTTTTCACCCTTACCTACATATTTATTCAAAACAGGATTGTATTGTTTAACATTTTCTTTATGTAATTGTATAAAATCTTTATCACCAGATAGTATCAATACTTTCTTTTCATGAGTAGGACTTACAACTCTCTTTACTCTTTTAATTAAAGTAGCAATAATATCGTCTGCTTCACAGGTCTCTACCTCTATAACTTTGTATGGTAAAAATGTTTTGATCTCATTTTTAATCATGTGTAGAATATTAAATATTTCATCCCAATCGTGTTCAGACTTTTCACGATTTGCTTTTCGACCTGCTTTATAGTTAGGAAAGTATTCTCGTCTCCATACATTTTTACTATCACAGGCAATTACCATCTCGCCATATTCTTTTCTAAATTTTTTATTGTGAGCTCTGAGTGAATTAAGAACCATGTGTCTAACAAGATCCTCTGATAGTGGTTCTGCGTTTCTACCATTTAGTTGAACCATCAAATTAGAAATCATTATTTGGTTAAGGTCTACGATAATCATAATATTATTATATCAGTTTGTATTGGTAAAGTCAAGCACTAATCCAAATTCATATCAGGATCAAACTCTATCTTTATTTCTTCTTCTTTTTCAACATTCTCTTTGAGTGGTTTTTTACAACTCACTCTACTGTAATTTATATTTGTAAGTTTTCTACCATCTGGTAGATGATGTAATTTAACAATTGCGTCTGTGATGGCGTGCATTTGGTGTTCATGACCAAAGTCTCTTTTCATTAATGATTTAATTGATTCTATAACCATTGCTAAGTCTCTTAGAAAAATATGGCTTTTTGTATCAACAACATTATCTTGTAACACATGAATAATATCTAAAGTTAATTGCTCAGTTGTTTGCTCTATAAATTTATGTTGTCTCATTTGTAGTGCCTGTTCCTCTGTTATATCAGGATTAGGTCTATTGTAAACAACTCTATCAGCAGGAAAGTTAATTAATTTGCCCATTACTTTTTTCTACCTTCAATTAAATCTACTAACTCTTTGGCGGGTGATTTACCATCTCTCATTTCTTTCCAAGCTTTAGAAACACCATAACTTATTTTCATAACTTTTTCTTCTTCTGCCCAATACTCGTCAAAAGATTTTTCTATCTTTTTCTTTTTTGTAGTTCTCTTTTGATCCATGATACTGCCTGATATGATGTTGGTTTTCTGTTTATCATTCTTCTTATTGCTTTGTGAACACTAGGATTTACATCCTCAGCAACTTTATTATTGTCAACAATGATAAAATTATTTGTGCCAAATACTCTTTGTAATTTACCTATGTTTTGTTGAATTTGTTTATGACTACTAATTACGATTGCATCTGGTAGTTTTCTGGCTCTCATTTGATTTCTTTTAAGAGCAACTTCTAAACTTGTATTTACAAAAACCATATAGACATCATAGCCTATTTGTTTCATTGTATTTGCTTCGTCTGATATTCTAGATACATCTCTTGCTGTACTATCTAATATCAAACCTAGTCGACCCTCTAGTGCTAATTTTAATTGTGTGCCTGTTCTTGCTTTTGCTTTTGCTCTGATTTCATCTCGTCTCTTGATCTCTTTTTCATCATAATTAGCAAAGTTTAGAGACATCTTTTCTTTGTTCAATGCTCTTGCGAATACATTATCACTATTGATGACTTTTAAACCCATGCCTGATAACGCTCTTTCAGATACCCATGATTTACCAGAACCAGGTCCGCCTGCTAGAAAAAATGCTTTGAATATATTAGGGTCGTAAACACCTTCAGAAATGTAGTCTTGAAAGTTTCTCATACTGCTATTTATGTTTTTTGCTGTATCTTTTCACCCTTGAAGTTTATTTTACCCTCATTTATAAAGTGTTCTTTTAATTCATTATATCCACCAATATGTTTATCATTCATAATAATTTGAGGTATAGTTCTTACTTGTTTACCTAAAACTTCAAATAATTCTTCGACAGATAAATCTTTAGAAACAACTTTTTCTTCATAATCTAAACCAAGATTTTTCAAAAGATATTTAGCTTTTTCACAATATGTACAGTTTGGTTTACTATAAATCGTAATCATATTTTATCCTCCAAAAGCATATGTTGCTATTAGTATTAATGTTATTAATAATAGTGTTGAGTATATAAATGGTTTAAATGGATCTATCATTTTCCTATATCTTTTATCTCACTCTTAGGTATAACTTGATAAGCGCCTTTGTTATATGCAGGTGCAACTGTGAAATTTCTACTTTCTTCTAGTCGCCAGTTATGATGTGGTTTAGTACCACCAATCTTTCTGGTGCCGCCAGACGGAATCGAACCGCCGACCTGATGATTACAAATCAACTGCTCTACCTGCTGAGCTACGGCGGCAGATTTACCTATCTCCCACCAGTTAGGTATAACTCTAAAGTTCTTTTTATTTATTTTTCTGTCAGGATCAATACCTAAACTAATTAGATATTTTCTATGATTCTCTCTTGCCTCTAATAAACTTTTAGTTCTAGGCAATCTATTTCTTTTTTTCTTTTTAAATGATGTGTAGAATATACCCATTATTTGCAATCCTTATTTTTGTATTCGTCTGATTGTAAGGCACATTTATAATCTTTATCTGCCTGTAATCTTAACTCTGCTGAGATACTATCTAATATACTAGGCATATTCTTAAATATTACATCAATAATATCTAATGACATACCATGTATCAATCTTTGTGTCTCTGAATTAAGTATTTCACTATAATCCATATCTGTGCCTTTTAGTGTCTCTGTAATTATATGAGCACCTGTGGCAGTATTGTAATCGTTTGCATTTGTTTTAAATGAAAACGAACAACCTACTAAAATAAAACTTAATAATAATATTTTTTTCATATGTCTTTACTATTCATTATACTACAAATCAATAAAATAGTCAAGCACTCTTTACCGATTGTTCTTTTTTAAAATCTTTTAATAACATAAATGGTATATTTTGACCGTAATCGTGATAATAACTTGAATCGGCATATGGTGTTTCATGTAAATCATACACATCACTATAGGTCTTATAATATTCTTCATCATCACAAATAAAAACTTCGGACATATGAAACTGTTTTGGATCAGTTTTGAAATCTCTTTTTGCCTCATAGTCTGCATAAACTTGATCGGCATTCTCTTTGAGAGAAGGTATAGCGTCTTTCATTTTGAAGAGCTCAGAATATGGCACATTTCTGTAAATAGTCCATGAATTATCAAAAGTACCATTACCATCTTCGTAATCCCAATAATGTCTAGAGTAAACTACATGAAATGCCATTATGCGTACCACCAATCATAAAATCTAACATCTAATTTAGATTGTAATCTTCTAGCTTTTTTGCCAGACTTTTTAATTTGTTTTAAAACTGTATTTCTTGATTTAGGGGTCAAGACATCAAATTTAGCGTCTCGACCTTTCTGTGTTTTTGTATTAGATAATTTCATATTAAAACATATGTGGAGACATTCTCTCCACATCTTCAATTGCAGTTTCTAGAGAGATCAAACCCTCTGCGTTAAAAACACATCTAGGTTGACCAATGTTAAGACCCACTAACTCATAGTGAAAAATCTTAATCTCAGAACAAGTATAAGCATTAAGAAGTTTATCTTTATAGCCTACACATTCTTTGTAGTCATAGGTAGAATGAGTATGCCACTCGCCGTCATGGGTTTTGAACACCATTTTCCATTTTTCTTTATGTTTCATATCTATAATATATCAGAGATTTGGTCATATTGCAAGCATTATTCCATAAAAAAATGGTCTAAAAAAGTCAATAAAATCAAGGGTTTTTGAGGGTATTTAGATTTGTTTCAGTATGTGAAACACTTTTGAGACACCTAGGGCGTGAAATTGATACAGTTTTGTTCTACTTTTGTTCTTTATGCCAATCACTCAATCTGCCTCTAAAATAGTGTTTTGAGGGTTCATATCTATTAGATACATTATCATACCACCACTTTGAAACAGCGTGAAGCATATTTCTTACTTGTGCCATTTTTCACGCCTTAGTGTTTTGAAGTTTGAGATATCAAATCAAATTTCGGAGCAAGTAAAGCTATTTTAGCATTACTTAATCCTATTTAGACAAATTAAATTTTTGACTTAATCCTTGTTGGTGACATCATGAGTCCAGTCTTGATAGATTTGAACAAAGTGTTCAGCGTCAAGAACGACTAATGCTTTCTGATTATTTTTTTTCATGACTACAAGAGGCTCATAGTCTTTTGAATTTTCTTTTGCTTGTTTATATGCTTCCCATACATTTAACTTTTCAACATTTTTACACTCAATACTGTATGGAAAAGCTACTCTTGCGGCTCTGGCCATGATAAGATCCTCACCACCAGCACCCATTGATCTACTTTCGATATCTTCTGGATGTATATTTAATTTTTCAATGAGTAATTTTCTAAACTCTTGTTGTAATCTACGGCCTTTTGCTTTTGCTGATTGTGGTCTCATATTAAATGTGCTACTAGTCCATCATATTCTGATGTTAGTTCAATCTGACAAGATAATCTACTAACATTTTCTTTATATTTTTCTTCATACTCTAATAAGTCTATTTCTGGTAAATCTACATTGATAGGTTCAATTATAGATTTCCATGGTTCTTCTATGTAAACATGACAAGTGCCACAGGCACAAGCCCCACCACAGTCAGCAGATATTTCAGGTATACTATCATTTGAAAAAAACTTTGCAGCTTCCATAAGAGTGTTACCTTCTTCTACTTCTACTGGTATTTTTTTACCATCTCTGACGAAATAGACTGTAATCATTAATCTTCTTCATCCCAATTTACTGCATCCATATCCTCATCTATATCTTCATGTTCTTCTCCACAGAATGGACAAAACTGTTCGATATAATCATCTTCTGGCAAATCATGCTTTACAATGTATTGTGCCGAACAGTTGTCGCATACCGTTTTCATATTCGGGTTTGGTGTCATAACTTAAATCCTTTAAAAGTTTCTTTTTCGACATCTTGTTTTATGCCACCCACGACATAACTTTCAATCTCAGTCTCTTGTGGTGCATTTTGCAACCCACGACTATTTAACCAATGTTGAGTCCAAGGCAATGGATTGTTATTAGAAGGTTGATCGTAAGGACCTTTTAGACCTATTGCCTTCATTCTTTTATTTGCCATAAACTCCACATACTGATTTAATAGTGTATCATTTAGACCTATCATAGAACCATCTTTGAACAAAAACTTTGCCCAATCTTTTTCTTGTTGAACAGCTGTATCATACATATCGTAAACTTGTTGTTCAGTTTCTTTGATAATATCTAACATTTGTTTATCATCTTCACTTCTTTTATAATTGTTTATGATGTTTTGTGATACTGCAAGGTGTAAGTTTTCATCTCTTGCAATCAAAGATATAATCTTAGCAGAACCTTCCATAAGTTTAAGTTCACCAAAAGCAAATGAACAAGCAAAAGATACATAAAATCTAATACCTTCAAGTATGTTTACATTCACTAGTGTTAGATATAAAAGTCTCTTTAATTCTTTTTCACTACCTGTGCCATCTAAATGATACTTGTGAGCATAAGTTATAAACTTATCATATGCTTCTGTTACAGTTCTTGCTCTATCCATAATCTCTGGTGTTTCAATAATCGTATCTAAAACAGCAGTAGGATCAGGATAAACATTTTTCATGATGTAAGTATATGAACGACTGTGTATTGTCTCACTAAAATCCCATGCAACTAACATAGATTCTAATTCAGGTAAACTACAAAATGGTAGAAACGCAAGACACGGTCCTCTACCTTGCACACTATCTAATAATGTTTGATATTTTAAATTAGATGTAAAGATGTGTTTCTGTTCATCTGATAGTTGTTGAAAATCGTTTCTATCTTTTTGTAAAGATACTTCTTCTGGTCGCCAAAAGAAACCTAATTGTTGTTGATTTAATTTTTCAAAGATAGGATATTTTTGTTGATCGAATCTTTGTGTATTTGGTTCTTCACCAAAAAACATTGGTTGTTTTAACCAATCTACTTTTTCTGTATTAAATGTTTTCATTTATATTGTACAAGCCTCACACTCTTCCTCTGGCATATCAGCAGGTATTTTAATCTCACTAGTCTCTTTCACATCATCATGCCAACCAACAGAATGTGTAGGTTCTTCTACATCTTGTTTTGCATCATATGTGTTTTGATAGTATGATGTTTTCCATCCTAACTTATATGTCGTTAATAAATCGTTTGCCATAACTGAAACAGGCACCTCGCCGTCAGTATATTGTTCTGGATTATAACTCCAGTTTCCACTAATCGCCTGGTCAAAATACTTTTGCATAACTGAAATAGTATTTATGTAACCTTCATTACCTTGCATATCCCATAACAATGTGTAGAAATTTTTTAGTCTATTGTAATCAGGAACTATTTGTTTTAGTGTTCCTTTCTTACTCTTTTTGATTGATAAGAAATCTCTAGGTGGTTCAACACCATTTGTAGCATTAGAAACAACTGAACTACTCTCTGAAGGCATTTGAGCCGACAATGTTGAATGTCTAAGTCCATATTTCTTAATATCATTTCTTAATTTAGACCAATCATAACTTAACTTTCTTTTGACTATATCGTCAACATCTTTTTTATATGAATCAACAGGTAGAATACCATCACTATATTTTGTTCTATCAAAGTATTCACAAGCACCTCTTTCTTCTGCTAAATTATTACTTGCTTTTAGTAAATAATACTGAAATGCTTCTGTGATTTCATCAACTAATTTCCATGCTTCTTTATCACTATACTTAACTTTATTTTTTGCAAGATAGTGAGCAAGACCTATATAACCGATACCTAGACTTCTTCTTGCAAGTGTAGATTTCTTTGCAGCTTCTACTGGATATTCTTGATAGTCTATGATTTCTTCTAATGCTCTTACAGATAAATCACATAAATCTTCTAAGTCTTTTTTATCTCTTATCATACCTAGATTAATAGCAGATAAAATACATAAGGCAATCTCACCATTAGGATCATCTATGTGTTGAACAGGTTTAGTAGGTAGTGTAATTTCTTGACATAGATTAGACATATAAACTTTATCTTTGAAAGATGAATGAGTATTACAATGATCTATGTTCATGATATAGATACGACCTGTCTCTGCTCTTTCTTTAAGTAAATCCATAAACAAAGTTTGAGCTCTTATTTTCTTTTTACTGATAGATGTTTTTCTCTCATACTTTTCATACATCTCATCAAACTCTGGCATACCAAATGCTTCATATAAACCTGGTGTTTCATGTGGTGAAAATAAAGTTATATCTTCATCTTTAATAAATCTTTCGTAGAATAGTTTAGATATTTGTATAGAATAGTCTAACTTTCTAACTCTATTATCATCTGTGCCTTTGTTGTTTTTAAGAACTAGTATATCCTCTATTTCTTGATGCCAGATTGGGAAGTGTACTGTGGCTGATCCCCCTCTAACTCCGTTTTGTGTGCAACACCTAACTGTTGCTTCAAATTTTTTAAGGAAAGGAATGACACCAGTATGTTGTATCTCACCTCCACGAATCTTCGAATTGATTCCCCTAATTCTGCCAGCATTAATTCCGATCCCGGCTCTTTGGGCAACATAGCGGCCAATAGCCATATCGGAGCTAAAAATGCTAGGAAGAGTATCATCAGAATCAACCAATACACAACTCGCAAACTGCCTAAGAGGAGTACGAACACCAGCCATAACAGGCGTGGGAATATTA